GTTACTGGGTTTGTTTGAACCCAAAAGATGTTGCTAAGGTTAGGGTCATCAGCCGTGACTACTATTTGTTCTCCGATTACTGGTACTTTCCAACTACCATTGTACGCTGATCTACCGATTTTGGAGAGCGACACGACGTCATGCACCCCAGACAAGGCGGGTATGCGGACCTTTATCTCCCCAGTAGAGGCATCTGAATAGGTAACAATCGCTCGGTGTACAGGGTTACTAAACATAGACATCACTGAATTCCAAAGAAGCCTTCCACATATCGTCAACCAAGACGGGTAGCGGAGGGGTTTTAAAAGCCGACCCAGGTTGGACAGTAGGCAATGCCCCATTATTAGAGTCTGTAGATAGTGTCAACTCTGTAAGGTAGTTAGACCTAGTTACCGTATGTTTGGCTCCCCTAACAAGCCAGTAGCCATCAAAGTATGAGTCGTAGTTATCAATCTTTACTACGGATCCTGGGACTGGGTCTGGAACTCCCGTTACTACAGCAGTGGCATTATATGGGTAGTTCTGTTTGGTAGACGCTTTAGCAAGTTTATTTAACATTTCAATAGACGTAACGTTTGTGGCTACTTCATTGGTATAACGGCGTTCAACTAGTTCACCTAATTGGGTAAAATCATCGTCTGACGTAGATGCTTGAACGACAGTTCCAGAAGAGTCAATACCTACATAGTTGTATTTAGAGATAGCGCCATCTAAAGTAATGTCTCCGAACAAGCCTTTAAACTCCATGATCCTACCAGGGACATACTTTAGGTCTCCATAAGCACCACGAACTGTCAACAAATCTACGTATGGAAGTTGGCGTGCAATTGCTTTATACGGATCGTACACATGTATATGCGTGCCTGATGTGGTCATGTAGTAACCAATAGAGTTACAAGCATCCTTTAAAAATTGCCAATCTGACTTTTTATTCTGTAACAGTCGTTTCCATACAAAGCGATCATCTGGGACTGCAAATGAGTACCCGTAAGTAGTTGCTATCTTTTCAACAATATTTGCAAGGGTTACGTTTTCCCACACCTTGTATTTATCATTACTCATATCAAAAGAAGCACCCATACAAGTAAGCACAGCAGTTTGTACAGGGCTGTTGTTAATCAACCCTTTTCTTGTTTCCATGACTGGCTCAATGTATGAAACGTACCCATAGAACTCAATTACTCGGCTCTCACTAACCCCAATAGAGATGTAAACAGGTACACCAACATAGTCAGTTATACCCTTAGTTAAAAATCCACTAAAGGTAACAGTTGCCATGTCGTGCATGTTTTCGTGTACGTCAACGGTCAACGATTGAATAGTTGCGTAGTCTACTGAGACGTCACTAAGGATGACTGATACATCAGGAGAGTTAGGAAGACTACTCTTGAAAATCATGCGGGTAGCCGAATAATGGTTCCTGTAGGGATCATGTCTGGGAATTTAACATGGGGGTTTAGATCAGCAATGCGCCAATACTGAGTACCATCACGAAACACTCTGGTTGCAATAGATTCAAATGATTCCTCTGCACGGGTTACATAATTGGTGTACCTAACAGAAGTTGTTTTTCTACGGATAGCAATGACATTTGTTGACGATTCATCAACGTTTGTTGTATACCTTGAAGATGTGTTAATAGCCATAACTATCTATCTTTCTTTTGCGACTCTAATGTTTTCATACTGAAGGAGTTGCCGTCCATCCACTCGCCAAACCTTATTGTGGTACGTGCTGATGCAAACTGTTTAGAAGTTGCCTGACCACCTTGAGTTCCTGTAGCAATAAAACTAATAGTTGCCTCAATTAAATATCTAGCATTAATTGCACTATCCCATTTTTGATCAGCGACTGGGTTCTTTTTTGTTATTTCAAAACTAGTTGGTCTGGCGTTAAACAAAGGGACCAAAGAATCAAAAGTAACACGTGATTGAGCAGATGTTTCATATACTAGGTCCCCAATTGCGTAATCTCCATCAGGTCCTCCAGCATCACGACCTTTGTAATAAATCTTTAAAATTAAAGTCGCATCAACTTGAGAAATATAATCTTTGTTAACGTCATACCTATTCGTAGGGACTATTGATACTTCAAAATGAGTAGTATCTCCTTTTCCTAAAACGTCTGATACTTTAAGTTCTTTTCTTTCTGAGTCATTACTAAATGGGTTTAATGTAGATGCAACAGAACTCTCAGAGCGAACAACTCTGTTAATCAAATCATTAGCAAGGGGTTGTAGTGCCAACACTTCTTCTTTGTCAGGGCTTTGTGAACCACTATCGTTACCAGCCTCCACTGAAGCCTTTAACGTTCTTGTAAGGAAGGTATCCCTAGTAGCAAAGCCAATGTACATGGCTTGCATGTTGACTTCTACTGTGCACTGGGTAGGAACCATAGACAAGTTAAATTTATTAAATGTAACCGTAGTGCTGGTTATGAAACCTTCAACCATATACAAAGAAGAGAATACAACACGCACTGGTTGAGCAATTAAGAAAGCAGAGTTACCAATACTTCCAGAAAGTATGCCGCTCAAGTCACTGTGAAGTACAATGCCTTGCTGATCTTGACCGTCTTGTGTCCCTGCTGATGCCCCTGTTAAAGTACTGTTATATGCTTTGGCGTAGTCATCAATCTTCCCTAGCATTTTAGTTGCTAAGTCTTGGTTTAACCCTTGACCAATAATTTGGTCAAACACCATTAAGTCAGCAAGTACTCCAATGTCTGTTACTGACGCAGGGTCGTATTCACCAGTAGTAGTTCCTACTTTTTGAGAACGGTCACGACCAGGAGGTGTACCAACAACAGGTTCATAAACGTCAACTAATGTTCCTGGCATATTTGCAGGCTTTGTGTTTTTCTTTACAGTTGAGTTTTCTCTGTATGTTCCTGATGCTACCTCAGCCTCACGGTTTAATATAAAAGTAAAAGCAAAGTTAGAGTCACCTGGAATAGGGTTTACAAATTGGGAAGGGTCTTGGTTCATCCAAAACTGAACATCGTTACGAGCGCTAACACTACGAACAAGAACATCAGGATTGAATTGAAAATGGAAACGGCGTTTAGCCAGGTTCTGCATTGCCGTGTCAGTTCCATAACTTTCTGCCAGCATACGCATATACCCACGCTGTAGTTTGAACTTTTCTCCTGTAATTGCATTCTTGTTAACGTCAGAAGGCCATATGAATTGTGGGTTATCACGGGATCCTATTGCTGGACCATACCCAGGTTTAACACCACTTTCGTAGTTACTAAAGTTATAGAACTGATCATTTTGGTAGCGTTTTGGATAGTTGTCAGCCATTACATACCTCTTAGAACAGTCGTTTTAACTTTACGAGAAATGATATCTGCAATCTCTTGAGCAGCCCGTTGAGCATCTGCAACGTTGTTACCAGTTGATTGAATGTAGATATTCGGAGCAATTGTAACGCCACCGCCACCGCCACCATTAACTATTACCGTGCCACTACCACGTGACGGTGCACCAATAGGGTCACCTGATGGTGCAGGACCATATGTCGTGCTCCTAGGTGTTCCAGGTGGGAGGTCAAGTGCTTTAAGTTTTCCTACATTAGGCCATGTTATGTTTCCTCTAACAATGGATTCAAAGCCGTCATGAGCATGGAATTCTTCTAATAAAACTTTGGCTACTTTCTTTTGTTCTTCTGGCGTCGCCAATGCAGGGTTCTTTGCATATGCCAAACCCCCACCTCGGTTCCAGTTGTACTGGTTCATGGCAAACCCACCCATTAGTGTGCCATCACTATTTTTTACAATTCTGGTCCAATCCTTCTGCTCGTGCAGATGTAATTGTTCCAAGTCAGCGTCACTAAATGATTGTGGAACAAAGTAACCCCACCCCCCGTAGTTTGGAGTTGTTCGGTATTTAAATCCAGCAGGTATATCTTTAGAAGAAGGTCTTGATCCAGCAGTACCAGGCTTACCACTTGCTTTATCTGATTTAAACAACCCTGTACGCAAAGTGACAACTCGTCCGCCAACACCACCACCACCAAGGCGCATAAGATTAGACGCACGAGAGTAAGCAATAGAATCAGCAATACTCATTTGAGAGTTAACAGTAAGCGTACCATTATCACTGTACATTGAATCAATACCACCTTCAAAAGTGGCATCAAAAGGATATGGTGTTGTTCCAGCAGGTCCTTTACCCCAAATAGCACCCTGACTTTCATATTGTCGCCTACTGTTAGGTAGTTCTGCTGGTTGTACGTGCCATGGTTCATCAATGCTTGAAATTGTCTTCAGTCCAAAGCGTGAAGCATTGCGCATAAACCATTCTTCATCAGCCTTTGTAGGATACTTAAGGTCAACCGCCAAACCGAGTTCATGCATTGACATTCCTGGAGGAGCCGCATGGGGTACTCCTGCATGCTTCTTCCAATATGACCCATCCCAATAGACACCTGTCTTTTCAGAAGTCTTTGAATAGCGAGACAAGAACATCGTACGTTGGTCACCAGACGAACGAAACCCTGTACCAATACTAATGCTTGGTCGTTCAGACATCATCTGACGAAGGCGGTCACCAAACGTTTTGTGTAGACCGCTAGGAATAAATGGAGCACCACCACCGTTACCATTGCCCCCTGATTTAGGTGACATGGATCCTCTTCCTCTTTCTACAGGGTCACCACCAACAAGACCTAAGGCATCTTTAATTGGTCCAAAAGCCGCTCCAAAACCTTTACCAAGTGCGTTAGTTAGTGGATTGTTTCGGGTACTGATACGAGCACCAATAAGGGCGGCAGTAGTTTCCTCTAGAGCACGTGTGAGATCTTCCATCTTTTGGGTGTTGCGTTCCAAAGATGCGTAGTTATCTTTTTGTTTGTTGTAGAAAGACTCGTCACGTTGAGTTCTACGTACGTCTGATACTTCCCGTTCAGTGGCAAAGTTTTTATCAATACCCATGACACCCAACTGTTTGCGGTCAGAAGGGTTGTACATCCCTTTAGTTCCGCCAGTCTTTTTCTGGTATTGAATGTTTTGCATTGCATACTGGATAACAACGTCTTGCATTTCTGGGGGTACGCCCATTGCCGTCAAACGAGCACGAGTCATAGAACCTGGTTGTAAGGCGCCTTTAACAACGTTTTCATTAGTAAGACCAGCACCACGAACGATTGCTTGAATGACTTCTACTGGAGAGCGTTGTTTACCCCCAGGACCATATAAGCCTGTACCAAGTGTCATTGTTAAACGATTGTTTACTTCTGGAGAAGCCAGTGTTGACAGCATGTTGCTGACGTCTCCAGTACTTAAACCAAAACCAGTCATAGTGCGGATTGCTTCCACACCTGGAGCCATTATTTGTGCGTTAAGACCAGTTCCTGCTTGGAGAGTAAGCATCTGGTTAATACCACCAGGCCCTAGTCGGTAATTGTTAATTGGCTTTCTAAACTGGTTGTAGTTCTGTTGTTGGGATATTCCATACATTTGCTGGAACATCACACTCTGTCGGTCTGCCTCTAATGCAGGACCATAACCACGATCAATGCGGGCATCCACTTTGCGCATTGCTTCTTGGAACTTATCCATTTGCCCAGTAATCTTTTTAGCCGCCATTGAAGCCGCCATGGCGTAAGGGTTACCACTAGCCATAGCAGCACCACTAAGACCACCTCCAGCGCCACCAGTTGCTCCAGCGCCACCACCAAGTCCACCTCCACTACCACCTCCTGTACCTTGCACTAAGCGTGCAGTAGTAGCAGTCGCATTAGAAGTTGCGGAGGCTGTGGTAGTAGACGCAGAAGATGGTGCACCACCACCCATGCCACTTATGGCAGATGTTGTGCGACTTGCTTCAGTGTTTAGTGATCTGATTTCTTGACGAAGAGTTCTAACCCTACGTGTTAAATCGTCGTAGGTGCTCATCCACAAACGAGCAACAGACCTATCCAGACGCATTCCTACACTGGCATTTACGTTAGAGACATCTCCACCAGTACGTGCGTTTCTACCTAAAGCACCATCACCTAAGCCACGTTCTTCAGGCATTTTTCATCAGTCTCCAGAGTTACGCCATTTACCCATTGCGGACCAGTACTCCCGTTGGCGTACTGCCATATTTTGTATGTCGTTGAGCGTAAAGCCCTTGTAAACCGTGGCGATCAGATCGTATTCCCAGTATATATGAATCAGATTAACCGAATAAAAGGGATGCCCAATCAAGCACGATGTTCAGATCTAAACCACACGTAGCGCATTGGGCATTCACCTCCCCTACCTCAGGGCCAGGTTGGCTTTCCATTAAGATACGGACCAGTTCGTTGCGGTCTTTCATTCCCAGTTCTTTAGCCCATTGTTGAGGGTTAGCCATAACTGGGAACTCTATACAACGAGCCAACATCAACGTGTTTTGTTCTGCGGTGGACTTTGCCTTCTTAGCCACAACTTGGCTGTCCATACCGTTAGGCAAACGCATGCGAACTTTAGTGCCATCTGACAAGGTTGCTTCTAAAGGCATGTGTGGATCGTGGTCCACCTCACGGTTTTCAAACTCGTCCATTGGTACAACAATGTCGTTCATAGCCTTACAAGATCCACAAGATACTTGATACTCACGGTTTACTCCATAAGTAACTTCAACAATCTTTAGGAACAATAGGTCACGGTCACCAATAATCAAATTATCAATGATCGTTGGGTCATCTTTAACAGAAAAAGACCCAATAGATACAACAGCCCGCTTCAACAATACGGACATGTACTCAGCATAAACAACGTTTTGATTATCTAAAGCAGCAAGTGCCTCTTCGTCAAAACCATTTAACTCACGAACATACGCTGTACTTTCCCATGAGTTTGTTTCCTTATTAAAGACACCACGCAACAACTCGGTAGAAGTTGCTGGTGGTGCTTTAATTTCAGGAATCTCTTCTGCAAGGGCAGCATTTAGCGCATCGGCTTGTTGCTTTTCATCCATCTTTTTATACTCCTTAAGTAGTGGTACTGGTTATACTACATGCTTGCGAGGTCTTGGGTACCGTTCCAGTCAATGTAGAAACCTTCGTGGTGCACGGTCATTGATTGAATCAAGATACCGTTGTCGCCAGCGTTGAGGTCGGTCAAGGCGTAAGCGCCAGGCCATGCATTAAACAATTTAAATTGAAACTTAACGTTTCCAGGAACAATTGGTCTAGCCGCACTTCCTTGGGTGTTACCGTCATATTGGTAGAACAGGCTACTGTTACCACTTTGGTCGTTAATCTCACTTGCGGTGTGTGGGTGGTCATAAACCTTCACAAGGATGTCACAACGGTACTCTTGGTCGCCAACTGACAAACCAGGCTCACCGCCAACACCTTGTCCCAACCAAGCATGGAGGAACTTTTGCCACTGGAACAGTTGATCCTGTCCGCTGAAGGCACCACGAGCAAACGAGACAGGAGCAAAGTCAGACTGTGCCACCATCTTGTGTGGGTGGGTGTTCATTCCACCTTCACGGTAGGTAATGATTTCGTTGGTTACGGAGATACCGCTGACCTGAGCAAAACCAAGTTCACTAACTTGGCTTAACTTTTGAGCGATATTGCCTGATGACGACTTAGGAATAATCTGCACACGGAACTTAAAGTTACGTAGCGGATCGGTCCGCATTGTTTTTGCTGTTACCATTTTTAAATAACTCCTTGGATTAGAGGGTTCCAGCGGAGCCGTTGCCAGCCCACTGTGTGAGGTTGATTACTACGAATTCGGCTGGGTACTGCAATGCGACACCAACCTCAATGTTTACATATCCGTCTTCAATACTTGCTTGGGTGTTGTTTGATGAATCACAGATGATGTAGAAAGCACTTGTTGAGTTTGCACCCTTCAAGTTCCCCTTAGCCCAGAAGTCAGTAAGAGTGCTGGACAATGAGACTTTGATGCGATCCCACAAGCGTTCGTCGTTAGGTTCAAAAACAGCAAACTGAGTTTGTGCATCAAGAACCGTGCGCAAGTATCCAAGGGTGCGACGGATGGTGATGTACTTATCAGGACGGTTCTTAGCCAACGTACGGGCACCGTTGATGATGGTTCCACCACCTGCAATTGTACGGATGCAGTTAACATGGTTCGTGTTATACAAAGTACCTTGATCTGCATCGGAGACGGTTGATACCAATCCGAATACGTTCTGCAAGTCCAAGAAGTAACCAGCAGGTGCCTTAGCAACACCACGGAGGTTCTCCGAACGTACGTACGCTCCAGCAATTGCTCCACCTGGGAAGGTGTCACGGATAGCCGTTGGGCCACTCTTTGATGGGTCATACATCTTCAACGCTGGAAAGTACACAGCGCCAAACCCACCGTTGCTGGTGCTGTATCCAGAGATTGATGTCTCCATGTCCACTTTTGTAGTGGCGTTCAATGGGCAGTCAACGATGACGAAAGCGTCTGCACGGTTTGCTGCATATGACAATGCTTGATTAACACGAGTGCTGGAGGTTTGACCAACAAGGTTGATCAACAATGGACCCGTGACAGTGTCCAAGTTAGTTACAGCAGTTGCCCATTCGGTGTCAGCACTTACTGCACCTGGGGTAACAGCGTCCGAACCACCAGTCAGAGCAAACGAAGTTGCATAGTCACCAACAGTAATTCCTGAAACAGTGATTGTGGTACTGCTTGAAATCGTTGCTGGGATTCCTTGTACTTTGACATACGATGAGTAGAGGTCAAGTACAGTTTTAAAATAACGACTTGATGCGGGGTCAAACGAAAGTTCTTGCCAACGTTCTACTTCAATTAAAGAACCCGAACGGGTTTGGTTAACAGTTAGCGAGAACAATGTTGATGCCCGAACTTTTGGTGCTGTTGATAGGTCAGCCAAAGTGTTTGGATCAAAGTTAATGGATACCGACAGGTTGTCTCCCCATGCGCCTTTTGAAGCGGCTTCTAAAATAAACATGGTGGAAGCGGCTGATGCACCAGTCAAGGTTCCTTGGAACGTGTAAGACGATGCTACAGCGGTTGTGTCAATCACTCGTGACACATAAGAGTCACGACCACCGTTTGCAAAGTAGTGGTAAACAGCATAACCAAGGTCATAACCTTGTGCAAGTTCACCGAACTTTGCTTTGTAATCATTCCACGAGGTAATGAGGGTTGGAACAACAGGTCCACGCTCTGTGGTACCGACAAATGCGGCGGCAGTTGTAGCGGTGCGTGGGCTAATGTTGTTGGTAAATGGAGTCTCACGTACGTAGACTCCTGGGCGTTCGTATGCCATTTTTACTCCTAAATCAAGGGTGACAGGGTTTCAATAATTAATTTGTCTGTTCAAGTGTAGTTGATACAGACGTTACTTTCTTGAGGCCGATTAGTGCAGACGTTGGGAGTTCCGACGTCATCTGTAGTGTGTATACCTTACGGAAAATACGCTTGCGGTAGCCCGCTTCAGGGTCTAGAAGGTCTGCTGTAGACCAATCTAAAAGGTCCAAACGACGTGAGGTTCCGTCTGCCTCAATGTTGATTGAACTGTACCTAAAGGGGATAACCGTGGTTAACATCTGAGATGCGATTTGTCGGTCGTGTATGGCACTTCTTGTGAACGTAGAAACTTGGTATAAAAGATCTATCGGCGTAAATTCCGTAGTCTTGTATGAATCAAAATCCCCGTTTGCTGGGGAACTAGCCGATGAGGTGCTAGGCCAGTAATCAATATTGTCTGGGTGACCCGCATGGTGAGTATTCAAGAAGGTTTCTGAATGCTGGCGGTTTTTAGCATGCATAACGTCAATTAGTTCAATTGTGATAAATGGGTAGTAGCGCTCAGTTTCACCCTCTGGATAGCGAAAGAAGACCTGTACTGGTCTGGAGGATTCACGGTCATCGCTAACAGTAAGGCCCGTAAACAACTTCTTGATGGCTTCATCTTCGGCAAAAAGGAATCCAGTCTTCATATCTTTAGTCCTTTTTCAATGGTCTTCTCAATAGTTTTCTGCATAGATGCCGTGTCACGGATTACGGTTTTGCGCAAGACGGCACGAGCCGTAGATATTGGGCTACCGTATTCTGCTTCCATCACATCAGGACCTGAAGCCTTAACAATAAATTTACTGTTGTTAACATCGTATGTAACAGAGACATCAGCAGAAATACCGTAGTCTTGATAGGTACGACGTATACGATCCTCTTCTTCTTGGGCAGCGGCGTGTAGCGCAGAGGCAACAAGGTTTGGGAATCCAAGCGTAGTGTTCATCATTTTATTGAGAACCCAAGGCTCTCCAGATATGAACGTATTAGAACTTGAGGGTATAGGGGCATCAAAGCCAGTCATTGGCTTCTCCTTAAGTTCTAGGCGTTGTGACCTCTTGGCGCTCACCAAGATTGATTTAAGTTTATCAAATACTAGGCAACGCTGTAGGCCAAGGTAGGTTCTGAACACCCATCGCAGTTGGACCTGGGTCAAATGGCATTTCTTGGTTGATGTAAACCTCAATACCTTCAACGACTACGAGGACGTCATCACGTAGACGACCACGAACACGGTAGGTAGCAAGGCTGAAATAACGACCGTCATACAAGAACATGTCATTCAAATGCTTTTGATATTCAAATGGGTCGGTTACCCCAGCCGTTCTGAAGTCTTCAATAGAAGCCACAAAGTTGGTAAGTTCTACTGGCTGGCGACCTTCTGGGATGGCTCGCTTCTGGTCTTCAGTTTCAGTAATCATCAAGACAGGAATGATTACCCCTGACTTGTACTTACGCCCGTTTGGTCCTGCAACGCCTTCGTCATAGACATCGTCGTATATAGAGCCAGCACTGGCTGGGGTGGTGTTTGTCAGGTACTCAAACCAGACCACCGTTTCACCGTAATTTCTGGTGTATTCACGGTAGTGGCGGCGAATACTGTTTAATTCACGCCGAAGATCCATTAGATAAAGGTGTTATTCGTGTAGCCCGTTGGAGGAGAAGTGTCAATATAGACATCCTCACGCAGGTTATCAATAGGGGCTTCTTCAAGTTGGATAACTTCTTTGTCTTGGTTCGGGAATACACGCTCAATCGGACCGTACTCACCGATCTCTTTAGCCTTGTAGATTGGTACGTAGCGGTTAGTGGTGCGAGAAACACGGCGTAGATTAAATATTTCAATTCTGTCAACACCAATGTTGAGGGCACGAGCCTGCGTTTCGTATTGGTTTGTCCAGTATGAAAGAAGGCTTTGCACCATTCGGAATCGCTGACTGGCTGGTATATGGATGGACTCAGACGTCATGACGTCAATGTCACGGCTGAACTCGGACATTAAAGCACCTAGGGCTTCTACAATTGTTCCAATACCAATGGTCTCAATAATGAGAGCAGACATATTCTCAAGAGGTATTTCAAGACTGAAAGTATGCTGAGAAATAGCCTGTGAGGCGTAGAACTCAAGGTCTTGTGGAGAAACCCATTCATAGTGGTAACCCTCAACCATTATCTTGGCGTTAGATGCAGGAGTAGTAACCAGTCGCAGAATACCGTTACGGCTGTCCAGTGAGTACTGGGAGGCTGTGAGTGTGGTTACAGAGGCTCCTACGTTGGTAGCGATCCACATACTGTCAACATCAATGTTAGGCTGGCCTAACTCGTAAGTACGCCCCACAGCGTCAAAAGAAACCTGAAAGAACTTTGGAAAGTCCCGCAAGTAGTTTCGGGCTACCGTAGTAACCTCATCTAGAATCTTCTGTGAGTAGATAGCCATGCTTACAGTTTACTTCAAATTACTGATCTCCAGAGCCTGCTCCAGGTACGGTGTCTCGGTATGGTTGATTTACCTCAGGTTGTTGTTCCCTATGACGGTGAGACATAACCCCAAGGATTCTGGTGATATCTGCAACAGTTCCTGTTGGCTTAGGGATAGGTCGTTCTGTGGTCATTTAAACCCGCCTTCTGCTTTGGCTTTTTGGTAAGTAGGCCAAGTACCTTTAACAAAGTTGTTAAACATAAAAGCGGCATTCAAATAGGTATTAAGTGACTGAGACATAGGAGCCATCCCATCCTCAAATGCTTCACATACTTCATCTACGGATACACGCAGGTTTTCAATAATGTGTGCTTTAAATGCAGGTATAAAGCCTTCGTCCAATTCAGCAATCTCAATTAATAAATGAGGTTCTTGTGCTGTTACATACATGTTGTTGTACTTAATAAGAGGTCCATTAAGTGTTTTGATCAGTTCATATGTCATGTTATTACCATTTTCCTATTGGGCATTTTGACCCTTTGAGTTGTGCTTTTACTTTCATGAAACAACCACACTCTTTACAGGTCATGGTTGGTTTAAATAGACGAGGACATTCACGACAAATATCCAGACGTTGTTCTGGGGTAAGTTCTTGTGGACTCATACAGGAGAGTATATAAACCTTTCCATACCTGTTGCTTGGGTTCCTGTGGTACTTGGAGCCAAAATAAAACCATGACGAATAGCAGTCACTGGACTGGATGGGGTGTTAGTTAAAGTTTGAACAGTTGCTCCGCCATTCATTTGAGCAGTTGCCGTAATAACCCCAGCCTTAGAAATACTTGCCTGCACATAACCAATCGTAGATGTGCTGATCGTGCTTGTTTCAATATTCTTTGTGTCAACCTCAGTAACAACACCAGCAACTGATTTTATTAATCTAATTTTATAAGTGTATTGAAGTGTTGCTGCATAAGTTGCACCTGGATTAACTATGTCATAGTAATAAGTAGTGCAGTCAACACTAGCAGAACCATAATTAACAATTCCACCTACTTCACAAGTATCGCCAAAGGATCCAGACGAAGAGATATAACAAGGGTATGAAGGGTCCTCGCAGTTACCAGTACCTAATGAACCTCCATTAGGACAACCAGGTCCGTAACAATTTGTTCCTGATAAAGTTAAACCAGCAGGACAAGAGTAAACACAACTTAAACCCGAACCCTGTGTTATCGTGTCTGGTTGTTTACAACTGCTACCAGTTAGTGTGTCATTAACGGAATTACACACATACCCAAAAGTTCTGTCGGTAACTACAGCCCACCAGTTATCTGCATCTTTAACCCAAAAAGCAACACCCCAACCATGTGTGTCTGCAGTCCCGTAATCAACACGGACATTTACAGCCTTTGTATTAGAGTTAAAGGTAGCAATAGGATACGAGGAAGCCGCAGTTGCTGTATATGACTTATCAGATACAACAGACCATGAGCCACGTGTACTGGTCCAGCGTTGTGCTAAAGAACCTGTCCCCGAAAACTCGTCGGTAAATGCACGAGTGGCTGAAACTGCGGAATCTACAATTCCTGGAATCATAGATTAATCCGTAAGGTTTCCGATAGCCACCCAACTATTAGAACCACGCTTAATCAGCGTACAAGCCGCCCATTGGTTAAGGAGTTTACGCTTACCGCTATCTGTGTTTAAAGTAACTCCTGCCGTCGGTACCAACGTTACTTGTCCTGCACCTGTCTGAATAATGTCAATACGATCACCCGTAGTGAACGCAACAGAATCAGTTGGAATAGTAAGGTTGCATGCTGAACCACTTGAAATTTCAACTAATTTACCCAAGTCACTTGCTACTAAGGTGTATGAGCCAGACACAGCATTAAGTGTTGAGTTAAAACCTGCACGAGGGGTACCTGTTGCAAGTTTGGCGGCAGTTACAGAAGCATCTGTTAATTGAGTAGTTCCAACAGTTCCAGCAGTTAGCCCTGCTCCAGAAATATCTGTAAGAGATGCACCTGATCCAGTAAATGAAGTTGCTGTAATTGCACCTGCAGTGAAGTTACCGCTTGCGTCACGTTGAACCAAAGTGTTAGCCGTGTTGGCTGAAGCCATTGCTACATAGGTAGCAAGGTTTACCCATGACGATGCACCAGTCTTAACGTAGATCTGAGATTGACCATTGTTAGATGGGGTAGTCGTGTTTAAGTAGACATCTCCAACAGAACCAAGACCGCTTGCTGGAGCGCCACTTGCCGAACGGGTAAACGACGTAAGGTCAAAGATACGCTTATCTACAAGAAGTGCAGTGGTGTATGTGGTGTTAAAAGTGTTCTTTACGTACACCGCATACAAAGGGATTTGGGTATTTGGAAGGGTAGGGAACACTGGGTTCGTACTACTTGCAGTGCCTGATACTACGGCGTACTGAAATGTACCACCGTTGTTGTAGGCAACAATTAAATCAAAACGTGTGTCACTGTTAACTGCAGCAAGAGGGACAGTAACAGTGCCACTGGCGATGGTGCCATACACTCCATTAATACGTACTTCAGAAGCAGCAAGTGCTACGTTGACGTACGCAGGCGTAGGGTTTCCTGAAGCCGTTGAAACAGAGGTATAGCCACCACCGCTAATGACTGCACTACGGCGGTCAGATAGTGACGAGAAGTCAAGTGAATCTGGTTCTGCTTGATCCAGCGATGCAATGATTCCACCAACTGCATAGTCGGTTGCATTGGGGACTGTAAAACCAGCCATTATTTACCTCAGAGAGTGTCGTAGATATTTCCGCTTTTGCGCAAATAATTGTAGAGGTCACGTGGGATTGTGTAGCGTGAACCATCTTCAAAATTAAATGATTCGTGTCCCCAGAACATCGTCCATGTACCCTTCACACGGGCACTGATCATGTCACTGTTGACAACAGTTGGCTGTACTTCTACAGCAGGTGCTTCTTCTGTTTCTACAGGTTCGGCAAAGATATTGGCTTTTTTGGTTGCCATTGCAGTCTCCTAATTGTTTGAGTTACTTATGAGATAAAGGGCGGGGTTTCCCCCGCCCTTACACTCTACTTCATTTTTAACTTCTAAAAATTAGAAGTTAGCGTCAATAGCGCCACCCTTGGTGTTGATCAACACTCGGGATTCGTGTGTAAGAACACCGAAGCCCCAGATTGCGTACCAAGCGAGACCATGCTCACGACCGAAGTCAATTACGCCACCGTCACGGAGTTCAACTGGCAAGGCGATTGCCTGACCAAATGCATTGTCTCCGATCATCATTGCGCTGTACGAGGTTGCTGTTGGGTCGTTGATTGAACCACCTGGGGTTACGTCAACGATTCCCGTGCCACCCTGAAGTACTTGAGTAGTTTCAATGAACACTACGTCGTAGATACGACCGATTTCACCGAGCATGAAGTTTCCTGGAGCGGCATACTTCGTGACTTCAATGAATTCAGGCCAGTCACGGAGCGAGCGGCTCTGTGATGGGTGAACGAAGCACACGTATGTGTCGCCAAGGCGTGGGATGTTCTGACCAGCAAGGATTTCAACTGCGTCCTTGATAGTTGCAGGCGAGAGGTAACCAGGAGCCGATGCTGAACCAGCGCTTGAGTACTCGTAAGGAGCGATTGAGCCACGGGTTGAGCCGTTGGTCGTACGACCGAAGACTACTGATGGAGCAACTGCTGAACCGCCGCCGAATGGAACGCCTGCGGCGTACAGCGTGTTGCGTGCCTGAACGTCCATGGACTGTGCCATGTGACGACCGAGCAAGCGGCTGGACGATGCCATAACGTCATCAAA